GTTCAACATCTACTACAACTTCAATCTGTACAACATCGATGCTGACAAGGTTGCGGAACTTGGTTGGACGAAGTGCAGCAAGATTGCACAAGTGATGACCAAGGACAATGCCGAAGAGTTGATCGAGTTGGCCGGTGAAAGCTCCGTGGCAGACTTGTCTTCAACGATTCAGGAGTCGTACAAGGATGTCAGTAACGCCAAAGGTGAAGTCCGCAAAAAAGTCGCCTTCAAGTTCCGCCTCTTTGAAGACCAAGCGGTTGGCGTTTCGTCGGTGTTTGCTAATGTCCAGTCGGCCATGGGGTTCAAAGACCCGAGCGATGCTTTCGAGCATATCGTGATGGAATGGGCAGCAGAGCACGATATCGAAGTTGAAGTACCGAAAGCCAAGGCCAAAGCATCGGCCAAGGCTACCGAGACGAGGGGTACGCCGTCCAAGGCGGCTGCAGGCAAGGCCCGTGCTCGCGCCTAAGTAAGGGTAGTATTGTGCCAAGAAAGGACGGGGGCTTAGGCTTCCCGTCCTTTTTCTTTTGGTAGACGTGGCTTTCCCATAATCTAACGTAGAGGTATAACCAATGATACGTCCTGCAAAACGCTCACGCACGCGGAATAGCCCGGATAAACTAAATACTCGTGTAGTTCTTGAGTACAGAGAAATTTCAGACCTAAAGGCGTATGAGTTTAACCCACGGGATAACGATCCTGCCATAGAATCAGTGGCCAACTCTATCAAGACATTTGGCTTTCTTATTCCGGTAGTCGTGGATGGTAACAATACTCTTATTGCTGGGCATACCCGAGTAGCAGCGGCCACGCTTCTGGGCATGCACGAGGTTCCAACTATTCAAGTAGAGCACTTGACTCAAGCTGAGGTAGACGCATTCAGGGTTATCGATAATAAGGTAGCGGAACTGGCTAAATGGGATTTCGATCTACTATCTGGTGAGATAGGAAAGCTTCAAGGGTCTGGGCTTACCTTAACTGATTTTGGTTGGTCGAGGGAGGAGATTGATTGTCTAACTGATGTGGTATCGGCAGACTGTTTGAATACTGATGGGTTAGTTGACGCTGCCGCTCATGATCGGATGCGGCGTATGGAGCGTCGTGCCCCTGCTACCGCAAGATGCGTTATAGGTGAGTTGGTATTTTTTCTTCCGGCCACAGAGTATCGTGAATGGGTTAATGGCATTAGGACGCTATGCGACTACAACGAGCAAGAGATAATTCAAGAGCTGCGGCGTAGGTTAGGTATGCCAGTATGACCGTAGGTGTATTGGGGTTATTGAAATCAATTTCAAAAAGGTAGACACAATGAAAAATACTCCCCTAGCAGCGCTCCACAAGGATAAAGCGAACCCAAGAAAGCCGGACCCTGCAAGGCTTAGCCTATTGCGGCTTTCCATAGCTAAACTGGGATTTGTAATGCCGATGTATGCTACTGCAGATGGCATGCTATTGTCCGGGCATCAGCGGTTTACGGTTGCGGAAGGGCTAGGTATATCCAGTGTCCCGGTAGTCACGGTCGATCTACCAAAGAAGGACATACAAGGGGTTAACATCCTATTTAACAGAGCTACCAACGACTTCACTGCGTTTGATACGGGCAGTAAGGGTAGGGACCGCTTAACTCTGGATGATGTTATTTCATCGGCAGAAGACTTGCCAGATTTTGATGGGGAGGAGTGGTACGCATTAAACTGCCAAGAATTAGACATTATCCTACTAGGTAAGCATGACGCGGATAAGTATGATAAGAAGGCGACGGTATTAGCGGATAGTGTCATGCGGTTGAATATCCGTATTCCGATTGTAATGTCGGAGTCTGGGGTTATTGTAAATGGCATCCATCGATTATTTGCGGCGAAGGAGGCTGGAGAAAAGACTTGGCCGATCATTACTATTCCTGACGAGTTGGCAGCGGTTGCACTCAACTTCCTGAACTATCTCAGCATGGACTTTCACGTCGACAACGACTTCGCTGAGATGATGCGGTACTCTGCCTATAGAAGGCCACAGAATAATAGGGGCAACGTACCGAAAGCGTACCGGTTTTGGGCTAACGGTAACCGTACCCTACTGGATAGGGATTCGTATAGCACCGAGTATTGGAGGAAGTTTAGAGATTTGCATGGTGGAGGGATTCTCGACTTTGGCGCAGGGTTAGGGAAGGTTCGTCCTTTTCTGGAGGCGCGGGGGATGTCTTGTATTGATTTTGAACCGTACCGTATTGACCCGGATGGTGGCACAGGAATACCATCACCATCCTACTCCAGAAAAATGGCTGAGAAGTTCCTAGACGAGGTTGCAACTGGTAAGCCACTCAGCTCTATTTTTCTGGCCTCCGTCCTGAACTCTATCCCTTTCCCACAAGACCGTATGGCTGTACTTGCTATAGTGCATGCGCTATCGGATAAGACCACATGCATCTATGGTACGTGTAGGGATATCTCAGACTTCAACTATGAGTATGGTGGCATTCGGAACGCCAACTATTTTGTATTTGATACTGAGCCGGGAGTTAGAGTCGGTGATGTTATGCGTAACCCGAAGATACAAAAATTCCACACACAGGAGGAGGCGGATAACATGTTCTCGCGTCTCTGGAATAAGAGGGACTATTGGCCGGGTGGCAATGTTTTTTACTTTAAGCTTTCTGCACCTAAAGGCTACAACGAGACAGTGCTAGCAAAGGCATTAGAGATTGAATTCGATTTACCCTATTCGGACGGTTCTCGTATGGGGTTGGTGGCCAAAGCTAAGAAGGCATTTGGCAAGAGGCTAGGCATTAGCCTAAAGTAGTAATTGGTGGCTTTAACGATAGATAAGGAGGTTATTCCAATGGATACAATTAAGGTGCTTGACCACGGGTTTGTAACTCTGCGCAACATAAGCGGCCCTACCCGTCGCATAATGGACTCTGGTGGAGTAGATGGGAAGATAGAGAGTTTCCGTCCATTTGACGCAGACGACGTTGATCCTGCCAATACTGCGAGAATGTCGTTTAATCAGATAGACTCTGGTAGGGAACGTAGTGCCGACTTAAGGCTAGCTACATATCTGATGGCGCACAAACACACTACCCCATTTGAAATGATAGAGGTATGGCTGGAGATGAAGCTACCTATTTTTGTAGCCCGTCAGTTTGTCCGGCATCGTACTGTAAGTATCAATGAGGTTAGTGGCCGTTATGTGACCCTACCGAAGGAATGGTACATACCTACTGTAGTCGGAGCCAAGCCTGAGAATGCTAAGCAGGGACAGAGCAATACTCTGTCGGCCAGTACATCGTTGGATTTTCGCGTTGTTCTTAGCGACCACTGCACCGAGGGGTACTCCAAGTATCTATGGGCTATAGAGAATGGGGTAGCACCAGAACACGCCCGTATGTTTCTTTCCCTTAATCACTACACACATTGGGTGTGGAAACAGGACTTGCATAACCTCATGCACTTCCTATCACTAAGGGACCATAACCATGCACAGGTGGAGGCACAGGAGTATGCTAAGGCTATCGATACCTTGATTCGGCATAATCTACCGCATAGTATGAGCCTGTATGACCTCTACCGCAGGCAAGGCTAGCTTTGCTTATTGGAGTGTCGTAGAATAGACCAATGACTGTAGCTAGGGGTAAGGTAATGAGTATAGATACTGACGGTATTAGGGTAGTCCATTTCCCAAAGTACAAAGATGTTTTTAAGTTTGACGAGGAGGTTAGTCGAGTATTTCCCGACATGGCCGTCAGAAGCATTCCGCTGTATGAGGAGGCCCATCGCCTCCACGTCTCGTTATTTTTGGGGGAGATGAAGGCTCGGGATACCCTGACGTGTTACGACGTTGGGGCTTCTCGTGGGCATTTCTTCAAGCAAATTTGTAATCAATTTCAAATTGACCCATCCATAGGTGATGCTCGGTTTGATTTTGTTGCCGTAGATAACTCTGGCCCGATGCTAAAGCTCTTGCTTGAGGAGATGCCTTGGGTACGTGTGGTCGAGGAAAACATACTTTACCTTCCTGATTTAGCGGAGCCAGCCGACTATATCTGCATGATGTATCTCCTACAGTTTTTGCAGGACGACACAGATAAAGCTACCGCACTACAGTGGGCATATCGTAATCTGGCTACTGGAGGAGTTCTCTTCCTTGGCCAAAAGGATAAAGAGGCCATCGGATACGAGGACATGTTCTCTGAAGAGTACTACCGCTTCCGTATGGCTAATGGCTATACGATTGAGGAGATACGCGCCAAGACATTAGCTCTAAAAGGGTCTATGCATACTATCTCCCCTGTATGGCTTGAGAGCCTTGTCCTGCTAGCCGGATTTAAGTCGTATGTAGAGACTACTAGGTGGCTACAGTTCTCTACTGCATTTTGTATTAAATAGGAGGCAGCTATGCCAGACCCTACATCAGGTGATGAGGTCGGTCGTCGGATTTCGCGTCGTCGTCGTACCGGGTTCGCCTTCTCTTCTGCGGATAGTTCAGACTCTACTCAGAGTGAAGGGGTAGGTAACTTAAACGATCAGGTAGAGGCAGAGGTTCAGCGTCGACTACTACCCCCTGCTGCTACGCAACAGTCTGTTGAGGCCGGTAGTCCTTCTGAGGAGTTCAACCCACAAGCTAGGCTGGCGCAGGTTCGGTCAAGGTCCAGTAAGTACGAGAAGGAATATCGGCTCGGCCTTCTGCACCGTCTATTGATGCGGCGTATCCCTATCGATGAAATTGCATCACAGTTAGGCGTGTCCATCGCTACGGTCTATCGTGATCGGGAAGAGTTACGTGCTCAGCTCCAGAAGGATTCTCGTTCTCTGGATATCGATGAGATGGTCGGGGATAGTAAGGGCTTCTATGAAGAGGTCGGGGCTATGGCTATGCGTGCGGCCTCTAATGCGAATATCCCTATGCCTATGCGCCTAGCTGCGATGCGGACTGGACTGGCGGCAAAGAATGACATGCATAGATTCTTCCAGTCTGCAGGAGTTTATGATGTTCTTCGCTACCGTGTTGCACAGGACGGTCAAGGTATTACGGATGTTCGTAGGCTGATGGAGAATACAGAGCGGTTGCTTAATGGTGAGGCGCTGGAGTTCAGTAATGCCGCTACAGAGGTTATTGATTCTGGGGATAATGAGGCTCTTGAACTATGATTTCTAAGAGGGTGCGCAGGGGAAGGCGTCCGACCCCCGGTGTTGCTGTAGGGATCAGTGCGCAAGCCGTACAGATGGTTAAGTCGGCATGGGCCGCAGTAGAAGAGTGTGAGAATCCTTTATTTGGTGCCATGTACGCCACAGCACTAGAGAGAAAGGTATACCGCAACGATACCGTGTTGTTCGACTTCATGAAGAGGCTTCTTCACCCCCCGGTGAGCATTCAGGAGTTTCTTGATAGCCCTGAATTTCTTGGTGCTACTGACATTACTCTTTGGCCAGAAGTACGCAAGGCCATCATTGCCATAAACCAAGATTGGTGGAAAGGCCCGTCCTGTGATTCTTCCTATGGGGAGGCACTGCTTATGGGTAGCACATCTTGCGTGGATGGAGAGACGGAATTTCTTACACCAACAGGGTGGAAGAGAATTGAGGACTACGAGGAGGGAGACTTAGTCGCGCAGTACCATACTGACGGTACAGCGTCCTTCGTTCTGCCCGAGCGGTATATATCCGCGCAAGCTAACGGGTTCTATTCTCTACAGAATCGTGCCACGGACCAGCGGCTTACGTCTGGGCATCGCGTTGTTTACAGATCGCCCAAAACAGGGAATATGCTGGAGCTACCCATTGATGATGTGGCGGCTACGCATAATGAAAGCACCTATGGGTGGTCTGGCAGTCTAGTAGGTGCTTTTGTCCTTAATAGCCATACAGAGCTTCCACTATCTGATGCACAGATTCGGGTTATGGTTGCTGTCATGGCCGATGGGTGCTTCGCCAATCGTGACATTAGCCATTCTCGGTATTGCACTATTCGGGTCAAAAAGGAGTATAAGAAAGCTCGTATCGTCTCCTTGCTGTTAGAGGCCGGTATAGCGTACAACTACTATGAAGGTAGTGATGGGTACACCCAGATTTCATTCCGTGCGCCCAGAAAGGAAAAACACTACACTCAGTTTTGGTGGGGGGCTAGTGTTAGACAGCTTAGGCTTGTCGTAGAGGAGGCAGTACGTTGGGATGGTAACAGGAAAGATGTGTTCAGAACTACGATCAAACAGTCCGCTGAGTTCGTTCAGTACGCTGCTACTGCTACCGGCACTCGTTGTAACATAAGTGTTGCTATTCGGGAAGATAAAGGACACACCGAATATACTGTTGGTTATCTAAAGCACCCAACCTTCACTATGCACTCTTCGTCAAAAACCGATTGTGCATTCCAAGAGAGCACAGACGAGCAGTGTTATTGCTTTACGGTTCCTTCGTCAATGTGGGTAGCTCGCCGGTCGGGTAAGGTATTCGTGACAGGTAATTCTGGGAAGTCGGAGATATGTAAGATCACGTTGGTGTATCATCTCTACCTTCTTTCCTGTATTGATACCCCACAAGCTCTGTACGGTCTTCCAAAGACAACTTCGATAGTCTTCCCCATTATGGCCGCTAAGCCGCACGTGACTAAGAAGGTCTTGTACGCGCCTTTACGCGCATTAGTAGAGGCGATGCCCTATTTCAGAAAGTTTCTGCGCCCTAACAAGTTCGTAGAGTCTGAAATGATTTTTGATGCTCAGAATATTCGGGTAGTGCCCGGTGGTTCTGATGCTGACGCTATTCTAGGTGAGGCCGTTATCGGTGGCATCATTGACGAAGTAAATTTTATGAATGTCGTATTCAAGTCTAGGAAGGCGGAGGTTACGACAGGTAGAGCCGGGATGTTTGACCAAGCGCAGGTAATCCATGGCACTATGGTACGTCGGAAAAAAGGCCGCTTTATCTACCAAGGGCCGCAGATAGGTATCATATGCGCCTCATCCTCTACCCGGTATAAGGGGGACTTCACTGACAAGCGTAAAAAGCAGATAACACAGCATTCAGAGAGGCACGTATACGTTTATGATCGGCCACAGTACGAGGTATGGCCGGAGGATCGATATTGTGGAGATAAGTTCCGCTTAATGGTAGGTAACGACATCGTTAACGATACTCGGGTATTGGAAGACGGTGAGCAGCCTAGAGACGGCTCCATGGTATTAGACATACCTATTGAGTATCTATCAGATTTCCAGAAAGACCCGCACTCTTCTTTGCGTGATGTTTGCGGTATATCCACAAGTTCAATTAGCCCATTCTTTAAACGGCGCTTTAAGATTTACGAAGCGATTACAGCCGGTAGTGAGAATGGTCTTGAGTCCTTCCTAGAGAAAGACAATGTGATCCTTGGTATTGACGATATGCCAAGAGTTAAGTTTGGGCATTATTGTGCAAACCCGTCTCGTCCTCGCTATGTGCATATCGACCTCTCTATTAATAATGATTCCTGTGGCATTGCCATGATCAGGTTTGATGGGCTGGTTGATGTAGAGCGCAGTAATGGTGTAGTCGAAAAACTACCTATAGCTAGCGTAGAACTCGCGTGCACTATTCAGCCGGACGCCAATAGTGAAATTCAATTTGCTGAGATACGGACATGGGTTAAGCAGTTGCGTGACTTATATGGATACCCCATAAAGGCGGTGACGTATGATGGCGCGTTCAGTACTGAGTCAATCCAGCAATGGCGTAAGCAGGGAATGAAGACAGGCCACGTTTCAGTGGATAGAACGTCTATCCCATACAAGCAGCTTAGGGACACATTTAATGATGGGCGACTGTTCATGTTCTCTCAGGACGTTCTAGTCAGTGAGCTATTTGAGCTTGAGTATGACGAAACAAAGGATAAAATCGATCACCCTGTTTCTGGTAGTAAAGATGTAGCGGATGCAGTATGCGGGGCGTACTACTCCATGCTTAAACGTAGAGCAGCGTGGATACAGTTGGCTGAAGAGGACGCAGCAATTACCGCCTCTGCCGGTCGAGTGGAGTTTGATGAGAGGATGGATTACCGGGAAAGGCTGTAGATTGTTTCTTTGTTTGTGGCAATATAGAATGGCCTTTTAGTTTTTAATCAACAAAATGGAGGGATAAATGTATGGTAGAACTATTTATTACGGGGTATCTTGCACTAGCCATTGCCAAGACACTTTTGGTGTATTCGAGTCTACCGGTAGCTGTGGGTACTCTACATCGGCGGGCCTTCTCGGCTAGCCCTATTTTCTGGGCGCTGATATTGGTTATTCTGCTGCCAGCAGTATGTTTTATTTCCCTTATCCCGATGCTGTTTCGTGAGCGTCTGCGGTTTTTCTTGATCTACCCTAAACGCCGTGTAATCAAGGATATCGTTCAGAACATCCAGTAACTTTTAGTGGGGGTATTGTGGCTTATCTAGTCGAGGCAGTACGCAGTAACCGAGTAGTGGTTGTAATTAAGCGTGCGCCTGACTATGACGCGGCATTAGTAGCCTTCACTGCTGCGAAGAGCACCGGTACATTTCGTAGGGTATCGTTTTATAGGGAGGATGACGGCAGTGACAAAGTCTTACTGAAATTTGTTGAGCGGATTAGGCCACGTAACGGAGGGCATCGGTTCGCTAAATAGCGATGTAGTTTTTTGAAATCAATTTCAAAAATGGAGGAAGTATGCACAATATTCAAGTAAAGCTTCTGGACGAACGGGTTGCCGGGCGTCTTGCGTATGAGTCGGAGAATGCGGCTGGTATCGACTTACGGGCCTGCACTTACTCTTTTGGGGGGAGACCTTTCGTGCCGATTAGCGAGGGTTTTTGTGTCAAGTTGTTTCCCGGAGATCGGTGCCGTATTGGTAGTGGTATTGCCATCCATATCGGTTCTTGCCTGTGCTCGTTTGCCGATGCCGTGAATGTTTCGGTTAAGCAAACATACGCCGGTATTCTCCTACCACGAAGCAGCATCGGTACTAAGTTCGATGTCCAACTGGCGAACACTATCGGGCTTATCGATGCCGACTATCAGGGCGAAGTGGTTATGGCGTTGCGTAATACTGGCGACGACATATTCGAGATACGTGCGTTGGATCGTATAACACAGTTAGTGATTGTACCAATCATCCAAGCTGATCTTACTATCGTTGAGGAGTTTAGCAACGACACCGCAAGAAAAGCTGGGGGATTCGGTAGCACCGGAACCAACTAACTTGTTGCTGCACAAAAGGCCGTATGGCCTTTTTTCGTTTACTAAAGGAAAACAAGATATGCCTACAAATACCGCCCTACCGTCTACCTATCAATCATTTATCGCCATTAGCCGGTATGCCCGGTGGTTGGATAAAGAGCAACGGAGGGAGCTATGGCCCGAGACTGTACGACGTTATTGTGAGTTTTTCGGTACACTATTTTCCGATAGTGTATCTCATGACGAGATGGAGGATATCAGGCTTGGTATCGTTATGCTTGAGGCCATGCCGTCTATGCGTGCTCTTATGACTGCAGGTGAGGCGCTAGCCCGAGAAAACCTTGCAGCCTACAATTGTGCGTATGTTGCTGTGAATAATAAGCGTGCGTTTTCCGAAGCGTTATACGTCCTTATGTGTGGGACAGGGGTAGGCTTCTCCTGTGAGCGCCAAGAAATACAGCAACTACCAAGTGTCCCTAAAGAGCTTAAGGAGTGCCCGGATATCATTGTAGTTGGCGATTCAAAGGAGGGTTGGGCGAAAGCGTTCCGTAAGCTTATCTCCTGCCTTTACGAGGGTGATATACCTACTCTCGACTACAGCAAGGTGCGGAAGGCAGGGGCACGATTGAAAATTTTTGGCGGACGGGCTTCTGGCCCCGAGCCACTACGTAAGCTGATGAATTACACTATTCAGCAATTCAAAAAAACTAGCGGACGTAAGCTTACTTCGATTGAAGTTCATGATTTGATGTGCATGATCGGGGAAATTGTAGTTGTTGGTGGAGTACGCCGGTCTGCGTTGATATCCCTGTCTAATTTGTCTGACAGACGGATGCAGGAGGCTAAGACGGGGGATTGGCGTTTGCTCTACCCGTATCGTGATCTTGCCAATAACTCTGTGGCCTACACAGAAAAACCTTCCGTAGGTATCTTCATGGAGGAATGGCTGTCGCTTATTCGGTCTATGTCTGGAGAGCGTGGGGTTTTTAATCGTGAGGCCGCGCAGAAGCAGGCCGCTAGGTGGGGCCGTAGAAGCCCGGATATCGCGTACGGGGTAAATCCTTGCGGGGAGATAATTCTACGTGACAAAGGGCTATGCAATTTGACGGAAGTAGTTATTCGTGCAGAGGATAGTCTGGTTGACATTCGGCATAAGGTACGTCTTGCTACGATCATGGGCACAATGCAGGCTACGCTAACCAATTTTGGATTTGTTGGTGATGCATGGCACAAGAATACCGTTGAGGAGAGGTTACTAGGGGTATCTCTTACCGGTATTTTTGATCACCGGGTTATGAGTGGTCAGGAGGGGGTACTGATTCTCAAAGAGTGGTTAGAGGATTTACGAGCCTATGCTCGTGAGGTTAATATTGAGTGGGCCGAGAGGCTAGACATTACCCCGTCTGCTGCCATAACCTGTATCAAACCTTCTGGAACCGTTTCCCAGTTGGTTGACTCTGCTTCTGGTATCCATCCGCGACATTCCGAGTACTACTTACGTACGGTGCGTCTGGACAAAAAGGATTCCTTGTACCAGTTCTTAAAGGATTCTGGAGTATATTGTGAAGACGAAAAGAGTAGGCCAGAGACTACGGCTGTATTCTACTTCCCAACTAAGGCACCAGCAGGAGCCGTTACCCGGCATGACCTCTCTGCTATAGATCATTTGAGATTGTGGTCCATCTATCAGCAATATTGGTGTGAACATAATCCATCGATTACGGTAAATGTCCGAGAGGAGGAGTGGTTTTCGGTAGGGGCATGGGTATATGAGAACTTTTCTGACGTTTGCGGGGTAACATTCTTGCCTATGCATGAGCATATGTATGAACAGGCACCCTATATCGAGCTATCGAAGGAAGCTTACTACGAGTGGGTAGCACAGCATCCTTCCCCGGAAATTGATTGGACTAAGTTCCATGGCTATGAGAGTGAAGACAATACTACCGGGGCGCAAACGTTGGCATGCTCTGGCAGTTCATGCGAGATTGTGTGACTTGATACCGCTGGTCCTATGCGGTAAGATAGCTTTCCTGCGTTAGGTTCGGTAAGCCCCTGTGGCATCATCACCCTCCTCCCTACCTGTGGTGCCACAGGGCACCCTTACCGTGCTGCCACGGCGCAGCTCTTACCTTGTTCTTGTGTCTGGTCTTTTGAAAGGTGTAAAACATGAATACATGTGGAACTTGTCGGTATCGTGGTTTGATGCATAGTTTTGTGCCGCCTCCAGAAGTGGGGGCTGATCCCGCCCCTGTAGTAGTTAATGTTTGTCGTTGTGAGCCACCGAAGGCTGTTCTTGTGGCTATACCGGGTGGCCAACAGGTTCTTACTCTCTGGCCGCAGATAGATACCGCCTCCGATGTTTGTGGCCGGTACGACAGGGAATCATTGAGCGATTCTGCCTCTTGACACCTATTCTGCCTACCCCGAAAATGTAATTTCTTTTTTACTTTTTTGGGACAATATGGGAAAAGCTAAACAAGCAAGTATTGCTGGGCTAAGCGCCGAGCTGGAATACAAAGATGGGTATATTACCTCTTCGGGCCGCTACTGCGGGGAGAGGAGGTTTATCCCATACTTCGACAAGCGTGTCGTTGCTCGAAGATACAATTATAACGAGCGTGATATCGACAAAAACATGTGGCACATATGCATAGTCACTGCGAAGCATCGAGAGCGTTTCCCAGAGCTGGAGCAGGTTGCTTCTGTAGGCATCAGGGAAGAGGCCGGTAAATGCCTATCGTGGGTAAGGAGCTGCAGCTTTCGTAAGTAGTCCCTGATAGGTTAAACTTTACTTTTGTTTATTCACCTAAAAGGGAGGTAAGTATGACTACTGAAAGTGGCACAACGATTACGCAGTACTGGCAAGCTGTTCGTAATGCATCAGAGCAGAAGCGTATTGCTCTGGAGCTTCCAAGTGTTCCTGAATCTGTTGAGTTCCCTTCTTCTGAAGGCTCTCTGCAGATTATCTACAGTGCGGCTACTTTGGAAGAAGCGAAGACTCTCTATTCCCGTTTTGCCCTGTTGCCCTATGCCATTGCGCGTAACGATAAGTACACGTTGATTGATCAGTGGGCCTGTATTCAAGGGGTAAACAGCCGTGTGGCCAAGCCCTATCATCTCGATTTCTACAGTGACGGCGCACCTTATTTTGAGTGCAGCGCCCTACCCTCGATGGCCGAGTCCAGTTTGTGTTTCTTTACACATGTAGCTGGTCACAATATGCGCGTATCTATCCGCATTGCCGACTGCCCGGTTAAAGTAGGGATTACCCCACAGTTTACCCCTTCTGGCTATCGGTATATCAAAGACTACCCACACGTGCCGGGGGCCAGTATCATTCGTTGGGGCGGCGGTGAGGGCATATGTAAGGCAACGTACTGGTTTCGTACGCTAGCTGCGTTTAATGAGGCCATGCAGAAGTATGTGAAACAATAGCCATGGTTCATTTCTTTTGGGTGTTGTTCGCGTATTTTGTTGTTAGTGCACTTTTACGAATGTGTGGAGGCTGATATGTACTTCGATAAAGAACAGTGGCCGGTACTTGGTGATGACTTGCCACAGCTATGCATGGGTGTGATCAACAATACTGTTCAGGTCGTCCCTCAAAAAGATAGTGTCTATAAGGTATGTATCCGTGTACCTTCTGGACTCTTTTCTTTCTCTGAAAGCACTCTCTTACTCTCCCCTGCAGAGCTTCGTCGGAAGCCGGGTAGTTTCTATCTGGAAGAAGTAAGCCATGAGTTATGGATGTTTACCTTTACCACTATGGCGTTACCTGAGCCAGTCGATTTGTGGTCATACAAGGGTTTACCTATCTGGGGGATTAGGGGCAGGTGCCTATAGCGTTAACCTCGTGTTATACGCATAATACGGATACGCTTTTTACTATATAGGAGGGTAAAGTTATGCCACTGTTCGGAATTGAAATCAATTTCAAAATTGGCCGCGTCGGACACGCGATTGTGGTTGCGGATAACGAAGAACACGCAATCGTGAAGACGAATAAAGCGCTCAATAATGGGCTGGAAGACTTCGTAGATAGCGTTGTGTTCCATGATGTTGATGCCCTGTTGACGGAGAAGTTCTCAGACTTCGCTGCAATCTACGATAGCTATCCGCTACTGGGGATACGATGTCTACGCGTCTAAACTACGCTATCCAATGCACTGATACCTTGTCTGGAGTTACCGGCTCTTTTGGCTTTGACGCTAAGGAATACCTTAACGCTGCCGGGCCGTTATGCTTCAAGGCCAGAACACCGGTATTCAGCAACCTAGTGCTACTATTTGGGTGGGCACGCGAGAACAATGTTGAGCTAGTTTTTGAGCCTATCAACTGGGAGGCTAATCGTGGGGAAACACACTAAGAAAAAGTCAAAAGTCGTTGAGCTGCTCGGCAGCCATGAACCTACTCCGCTGGCTAAAGAGGCTATCCGGCAACTTCTGAGAACGAAGGAACGTATGAAAGTACTGAGTAAGCGGCATTCGTTTCTTTGTACTCTGATTATGCAGGAAGGCTGTGGGTACTATGAAGGTGTTCGTACCTATATCTACCATCGCCCTGAAGCTACTCGGGTAACGCGAGTGAAGGCTCAAGACATCCTAAAGGTGGTTAAAGATAGCAGCTAAGTGAGGCTATTACTTGCTATAGTGTTAGGATAATATGGGCCTTCGATATGTAGTTTAACAGAGGAGGACATATGCAGGATATTGAAAAACTGAAAGCGGATCACGCGGCTGACCTAGAAAACGCGTTGCTGGCTAATAGCATCGAAGCTTTACTACCTGATCCGCCAAGAGCTGTCGCGGTTATCAATAGCGCGTATATATCTGTAGGGTATACCGTGCAGTCATTGCAGGATGCTGTTGATCTTTTCATGAAGTTTACCCCTGAGCCGTGGGTAATAGCTAAAACGGACGGGTGTACTGTGCTCAACACATGGGCGCATATCGACAAGGTGTATAACGTCGCACATCCGGCAAAGACCAACTACCGGCCTGCAGAAATCGAGCATACCATGTCGGATGGTGTCCCTTATTTCTCCTGTCGGCAGGGGGTAGGCTACGGCTATTCTAAGATGGAGTTTTTCGTGACGCTTGCGGGTCGCTGTGTAAAGGTTTCAATCAGTGTCCTCGCGTGCCCTATTCACGTACTACTTCGTGTGTACGATAGTTCTTCACGCAACCCTGATAATAAGTACGGCAAGGAATACCCTCGTGTCCCGCACGCTGAGAGGATAGATTGGGGTACTGGCAGTAATTGTTGTTCGGCTACGTACTGGTATAAAGACATGGCAACTTTTTGGCTGTCTATGGAGTCGTTCGGGGTGCACCCGCCTACGCCTAAAGTGCAGGTAGACAAGTAAATAGTGCTCTACTATTGTATAGGCTCTATTTCATTGAAGGGGGTTGCATGAAACATTTCATTTACACGTATGCTGAAAAGGTTAGTAAGGGGCATCTGACCAAGAGCGTGCGAATCTACCGCATTAAGCGCGGCATACCTACCTTTGTTGCTGAGGGTACAGATACGTTTGTCTCTGAGTTTCAGTTAGTTTTGGGTATTATGCAGACGGGGAAGCTGCTACCGCGCCGTGCTTTTGCCAGTAATAATTTTGGTGGATACCGGTATACCTCCTATGAACTGGAAGAAGAAGGTATTGCCACTATCAGGAGGATATCGTGATGGGGGCACAGTTTAGCGATGTCGGTACATTGTATGGTGCCCCGATGGGCCGATCTGCGTACGGGATTATGGAAAACGTAGATGGCCGGGTTAGGCTGTTCAAGGTAAAGCTGCATCAAGGCTACGACGATGGTGGGGCGTATTGGGGTAGTTCGTACGATGGGAACAGCCTTTACTGTGCTACTGCTTCAGAGGATGGTGATGATTACCGCCAATTCGTTCGTGCCACATCTAGGGAAGCAGCACGCGCTGCTTTAAGCATACCGAGTAGCAAACTGTATCGTGGTACGAAGAGAAAGTCAGTCTCTACTGTAGAGGAAGAGCCATGCTGCTAAGTATCGGGAAGTTCAGCATCATCGTGTCCAAGGACGTTACTGATCGTCGCTACTATAAAGACGATAGTCACCTGATGTACGCTATCAAAAAAGAGCTGCAGAAAAAGGGGTATGACTGCATCAAGAA